GGTGAACAGATCAACGGCGGCTATTTTGAAGAATTGGATTTAACAGAGTCTAAAAAAGTCCGGGCGGCGCTGCTGAATGGGGCGGCGGATTGGAGTCAATACAGTTGGGGCGGCTGTTCTTTGATCTATGATAGCGATATAGCGGAAAGGCTTTGTTGTCCGTCAGAATTGAAGAAAACCCGCAACGGGGAACGCCGCCCCAATAGCCGGGAAGAATGGTTAGATGTGCAAGCAAGGGCGCTATTTCAGGCCGCAAACAGAGTTTGCCGCCATATTAGAACGCTTGAAAAGTCCGGGGCTATTTCCTACACCGTACCGTTTTGAAAGGGGTTAGAACGATGAACAAAAGACAGTATTGTGAAAGCCGGGAAAGCATTGCATATTATAGCGGCTTGAATGGCCTTGAAATCAAGGGTATTGAACACGGCATAGACGATTATATTTATTGTGTTTCCGGGGCGTGGGGCGGCGGTAAAGCGTTCCACCGGTGCAAGATACAGTATACCCGGAACGGGGCAGCTTTTTTCCGGGTGCATGGGTATAGGGTTCCGCTTGATGAATGTATCAGAATGGGGGTTTAATTATGAAATACTACCGGGTAAAACCGCAATACGATAATTGCAAGCTATCAAGATCGTTTGAAATACTTGTAGGTACAGAGCTTTTCACGGTGAAAGAATGGGAAAAAGCCTGTGTTAAATGGGCAAATAGAAATACCTTGCACCGGGGCGAAAATAAGGCAGTTACCCCCGCCGTAAAACAGGCGTTTTCCCGTATGTTTGATATTGTGGAAGTATCGAAAAATAAAACCTATTGGTTTTTCGGTGCCCGTTTTGAAATGGGGGTGTAAAGCGTGTATATTTGCGAATGGCATTATAATTGCCGTGTAACTGTAACCGATTGGATCGGAAAAGACGAAGATGGGGAAATACCTATTAGAATAGGCATTGAAAGTTTTAGCCCTGGTTCATCTGTAAACAAACCAGATTGGGAAAAGGTTTTGTATTGTCCCCGCCGGGAAGAACAAAAAATTAGGAATTGTTTAGATTCTATTGTTTATAATGTTCTGTTCGGAAAGGCGGTGAAAGAGTGTATTTAATTCTTTTGTTGCTTTTGCTGCCGGTACAAATCCTAATTGAAATACTAAAATTAAACAAATAAGAGGGCGTTATTATGTGGGTTTATATGGAATACTATCAACATAAGGCAAGCGGATTATATTATGTTATTCGCTATCGTGATAATACGGAATTATCTACAACGCCATTTGGTTTTAAGTCTGAAAGCACAGCGATAAATTATATAACGGCACACGGATTAACTCCGCATAAGATTAATGATAGATAATAGGCCGCCCCGGAATAGCTCCGGGGCGGTTGTTTTATGCTTTACTCATAACGGCGTTTTAAGGGCGTTCTACGGGCTTTTATTGTTTGGTGGTATGTGGGATACTACCGCCATGATAAAACGCCGTGTAGAGCGTTCTAATGGGGTTTACGGTGGTATTATGGTATAGGGTGTTAGGGCGGTACAGCTTGTACCGCTTTTTTCCGGCCTGATCGGGGCGGCGGGAACGGTTGACGGGGGCGGGGGATATAGGCGCAGCGATCAACGCCGGGTAAGGGGCTAATGGCGATTCGCGTACAAAAGACGCTTTTCGATAGGTACTTCCGAAAAATCCGCAAAAATTAAAAAGGCAATTAACACACAAGCGTAGCAAGGCTCTTACCTTCTCTACAGTAACAATTTAATCATACCACGTAAATGTAAATACACACAAGCGAACATTAAGTATATCCGCTAACATTTGTTAACAATCAAATTAACACATAAGTGTAATGAAGTCCCTATAATGTTTATAGTACTAATTTAGACATACACAGTAAGTGTAACTCATAGAGAGTTTAGTAACCCCCCCCATTGCGCCTGTGTGTTAATTCAAATTTGCATTTTCTTTTTTTAATTGCATTTACCTATTGACATTTGCATTTATATATGCTATCTTATATGCAAGGGGTGATAATAATGATAACATTCAAAAATGCAATCGGCTATATCAGAGTTTCCACCGAGCGGCAGGCTGATGATGACAAATACGGCATTGAAGTCCAGAAGCAGGCCATTCTTCTCTACGCCAACGATAACGGCTATAACATCGTAGACTGGAAGGTCGATGAAATCAGCGGTGCGAAAGATGACCGTCCCGGCCTGAACGAAATCCTTTATGGGGACGATGTAAGCAATCCTCCCTATGAAGCGGTGATCGTATTCAAGAATGACCGCGTGGCTCGTGATACCAAGCTGTACTTCTACTACCTGTATGTGCTGGAAAAGAAGAACATCAAACTTCTGAGTACGCAGGAGAGCTTCACAGAGGGCAGCGAGTTTGCCAACATCTACCGTGCGCTGCTTCAATTCGTGGCAGAGCAGGAGAGAAAGAACATCGCTCTGCGAACCGGCAAGGGTCGTTCCATCAAGGCTTCCTGCGGTGGGTACAGCGGTGGTCGCCGTCCCTACGGCTACAAGGTAGTTGATGGTGTTCTCACCATTGACGAGCAGGAAGCTCCTATTGTACGCTTCATTTTCGAGAAGAATGAAGAAGGGGTGTCCATGCTGGGTATCACTGAGCTGCTGGAAAAGGCGGGATACCAGACCCGTTCCGGCAAGCGGTTTCAGGTGTCCACCATCAAAAGTATTCTTGGCAACCGTCCTCTGTACGAGGGAATGTATAAGTACGGCGACATGAATTGGGTCAAGGGTGTTCATGAGCCGATTTTGGTTGGGGGGGGTGAGCGTTTTTGACTCGAACAAACTTCCCTGATGGTCAAAAGTTATCACACGATCTGGAGGTGTGGTGGTCAATCGCTGGGCCAGAAGCCCGAAAACGAATGATGCTCGAAATTGACGGGGATAGTCGATGGAAAAATGATATTCAATTTACTTGTAGTTATGGCTACGATTGGTCTTATGCTGTTGACTACTCCGATGATTTTTACCGTTTGGGTGACAGCTTTGTGTATCTATATGTCTCTCGTTCTTTTCAGATTTATTATGTCGGGATGGGGAATCGGGAACGGATAATGAACAGGAAAGGACGCAATAAGGCATTTTTGAACCGTTTTTCTGAAACGGATTCTAAAGTGGTAATTCTCGCAAAATGGGTAAACCGTAATTTAGCGTTGGACATCGAGACACTGTTGATATGGGAAGCTCAAGCAAAAGGGTATGATTTAACAAATTCGTGTAAAACCCTGAGTGCTTTAGAAATTGAGTAATTAAAGTTTACACAGAGTGAAAGCGATTTGTCAGAGTTTCAAGAACACTATGCGCAGTTAAGATACGAGTACCCTGAAATTGTAGCGGCTTTTGAAAAATTGAATACAAACTGTCTTTTGGGAATGTTGACACCTGACGGGGTTCTACCTGAAACTGATGATTTTATAAATCATCCTCGACCGGGAGTTGCAGTATCTCAGTTATGGACGATTGATGGGAAAATTAAGAGCGTGGTCGAATGGTGCAAGTTGTATAGTAAATCGCCATCGAGAGTAGTTAATCGGATG